TTTCACACGCCTACCGGAAGTTGAAAGATTCACACGGTCAACTCATAAAAACAGCTCGGCTACTGCTTGTGACCGAAATCACCAACGAAGCGCTCATGGCAAGTAGTTACTTCCTCAGCTACGACACAGACGATTTTAAGTATGAAATACCTTATGCGGGGATGTATGTCGTCCTGCTCTTTATGAAGCCATCCGGCGAGTTGTTTACCACGGTACGCACAATGTGGGGATGGCGAGGGGAAAACAAAAAGGAATTCTACCGCAACATGGTAGATCAAGTCTTCGAAGTGGTCGTAAACGAGCCTGTATCGCCAAAAATCTAAGGGAAACCCTGCTGATAAAGCCGCTTTTTCGATAGAAAAAATGGATTAAAAAACTATAAAACAGGCACTTAACTAAAAAAAACGCCTTTAAAAAATGGACAACGATTTTGTGCCAATGGCAGTAACGAAGAAGAAAACGAAGATTCTGACGCCGTCACAGATAATAAAAAAGAAGCGTGACTATGTTGAGCTGTCTGGGGCGATCGGTGCAAGCATCGGCAAGATTGAACTGGGTAGCAAAATTTTTATTACCGGCCGAAGCTATAGCGGTAAGAGTTCCTTCATCACCAAAGTATGCGCACTAATGAGTGAACATACCCGCGTGGACTACAACAACCACGAAGAAAAGGGCGGCGATGCAGCGACGGTTATAGAAAAAATGCGATTCGCAGGAATCGACAATAGCTTCGATAAGAAGATACGCTTCTACAAGGCCCCGATTGAAAGTGACATCGAAGAAACCTTCGGCGACATCCTAAGTCGTAAAAATAGTGCGGGCTTTGCTGTGCTCGACAGCTTACAGCATGCAGGTGTCAATAAAAAACAGTACATCAATTTTACAAGCAAATTCTGCAACACGAGGCGCAAAAAAATAGTCGCATTTATAAGCCATTGGCAGAAGAATGATTTTGTACTGCATGTAAAACACGACTGCGATATAAAGCTTGAAGTGATGCACTATGTAGTATACGTCGAAAGCCGTATGTCCGGCGCGACAAACAAGCCTATTGTTTTATGGGAAGATGGTGCGAAAAAAGCATGGGGCAAAAAGTATAAGCAGGTGATCGAAGGAAAGTACTGGCCGGGCAAAAAGTAAAAATGAAAGTAACTAGCCAACTGGATTTGTTTGCACCCATCACGGTGGCGCGATGTGTAGAAAGTCATTGGGTACATGGATGGTGGTTTATCGAGAACGAGCAAGGCTTCCGGCTTGGTGGAAACAAAGGTGGATGGACTAACCTCCGTCGTTGTAAGCAGCAGGTCCGACGAATGAACAGAAAACTTAAAATCAAAGAAAAATGAGAGACAAAGAATATTGGGAAAACATTGTGAAGGATTTATCCCCTTTTGAGTTCACTTCCTTGCTGGATGTGATCGCCGAAAATCCCGAGACGGTGACTCACCTTATCGAGAGCAGTCATCAAGATTGGTGCATCGAAGGCAGGCGGGTCGTGATGCGAAAACTCATGCAGCAGAATTCGAAATTAATGAGGCTACGTAGTGTACTTTTTGAGTAACTAGTATGAATAGGTACATAATCACTTCCCCAAAGTTTGACGGCGAAATCAATGTGCTTTACGGCGAGGATAATCGCCTACTACACATCGACTTTCTAAAATGCACGCTCACCGACGAACAGATTACATACTTCAAAGGCCGGTTGCCCGTAGCCTATTCAGAGAATTTCGGCGGCGCGTTTGGAACGAGTAACCTTACCGTCGTAAAAGAAGGATACCGAATAACGTTCGATCAATGGTGGGACCGATACGGGCTTAAGCGCAACCGCCCACGCTCGGAAAAATTATGGAACAAGCTAAATATTGGACAACAGGTAGACGCCTACTTCAGAATCGCACAATATGAGCGACACCTAAGTTTGAACTCGTGGAAAACAAAAGCTGACCCGGATACTTATCTACGGAATAAGTATTGGGAAAGCGACTGGACGAAAAACTAATGCGTAGATATGAACCTTACATCCTTTGTCCGGCATGCGGTGCCCGCTGCCGGGTCAGGGACACCCAATGCGAAATGTGCAACCAAACTCTTAGTTACTATGACCTTAATCAATGGACCGCAACTTACCGCCATACACGCGCTTCTTAGTGAGCTGCATTTACGCGATGAAAAAGAAAGTATCATTCGTGAGTTCACAGGCGGTCGAACCACCAGCAGTCGCAGCATGACCAAAGCCGAAGCGCGGGCACTCATCGCGCACTTAAAGAGCGTTGACCCGAAAGACAAAGGTGCTGAAAAAATGCGCAACAAAGTATTGAGCATGTGCCACGAAATGGGCTGGCGCATTCCCGGAACCGACCGGATCGACATGGACCACGTTAACAACTGGTGTGTATCACGAAGCTACCTGAAAAAGAAACTGGATGACTATACGCACAAAGAACTGCCCCTACTGGTAACCCAGGTTGAGCAATTTTATCAGAGTTTTTTGAAAAGAATTTAAGCACTACTTTAACAGCGAATTTTAACCATTATCAAAATTTGTATGAAGAATTATTCAAAGAAGAAAATTATTTGGATTGTTGTTGGAATTACCTTAGGTATCGGCTATGTTTTTTCTTTATTCGAGAAGGAAGAAGTGACCGCAGCCCAACCGGTTATTGAAATGACCCAAGCACAAAAAGACAGTGTAGAAAAGGTACACCTTGAGGCTGAAGCGAAAAGAAAGATAGATGTTCAATTTAGCGCATGGGATGGCTCCCACATCAAATTAGAACGGGCTATCAAAAAAAGCATGAACGACCCTAGTAGCTATGAACATGTCGAAACAAAATATTGGACTAACGGATCAGGCCTAATCGTAGCTACTACTTTCCGTGGTGCTAATGCATTTGGTGGCAAGGTTATTCAAACGGTAAAGGCTGAAATAGATGCCGATGGGAATATAGTAAAGGTCTATGAATAGACGGTTTGGAAAATAAATTACATGATCGGGAAAATTGATTTCTTCCAAATCTTTGCTTGTCGAAATTTTAGAGTCAATAACTTATGAAACCAAGGAAATACTACCGCATTCTTTACTTTGACAATAAAGGGGGGCTGCAACTTTTTGAGACCAACCAATTTGGCGATCCCAATAATTGGTTCGACGATGAACAGGAGGCAGAAGCCTTCATTCAAGAAAATTTTTCAGATAAAAATAACTCACCAGATATGGTACTGGTTGTTGTTCCAATATTTACAGTAGGGTTTCGTTAAAACGAAACGGTACATTTTTAATCGCGGGGAGCCCAAACCCGAAAGCCCGATCAGCAATGACGGGCTTTTTTCTTTTTCTGCTGTTTTTAGGATTACACCGATTTTCCGTTCTTTGTAAGCATGCGTGGAAGTCTTAAACTTTTTGCGGAAATACAGGAGGCCCCGACACTGATTCTATCAGCGCCTCGGCAAGGACGTTCTGCCGACCTTCATACCCGCCGCAACGCGTGCCTCGTTGACCGCTACCACTACTACCTGCACTTCACGGACAAACGATACACAAGAATCCTTTCAATTCTAAGTCACGAATTCTTTCTCGCGCCATTCACCATCCAGGAGCGGCTCAACGAAAACTATGATTCACTTTTGAAGTTGAAAGCGGAGAAACCTCCCAAAACACATTTCGCAAAAAAATGGCCGCACCTGATCTGGTGATGCACTACTCAAATTCCAGTGACGCCGTTGTCCTGGTGTACTTCGGAAGTGCGCTCAAGTCCTCGTAGGCGGTTGAGAATGTCAGAACCCTCACCCGTAACCCCTCTTCGTCATTGTCACGCTGCTCGGTTGTAGCACTCTGCCTTACGAATGGCTGGCTGAACTGATTGTGCCATCCCTGTACAGCCTCAAATACTCTTTGTTCAATCGTATAGTACTCCAAAGCCCTTTCTTTAACGTCCATTGGTGCCGCATGATAACTTTGGGAGAAGGGTGCGAATCCGAGTCGAATGTTTACGGCTACCTCGGCGATTTGCGACAGCTCGGCCATGTTGCTGTATGTTGCCTGGATGAAGTCGATTAGCGCACACGGAAATGCAACCTCGGGACGATACTTGAACCGTTCAAGTTGACCAAAGTCCTGGTCTATCCATCTGATTTCCGGGACCGTATTTTTTAAGTGATCGGCGAGGTTGAGATATAGTTGTCCAAAGAAGTTTTGCATTTCGTTTTATTTAAGTCTCTTCAATTCTTTCATTAATTCGGCGGTAGTGACCCGTTTAAGCCGCGCCTCCAGGTATGGGCTTTTGCCCATGAACTTTCTGCGAGGGATGTTCTGATTCACCCGACGGGTATGCGCTTTTACTTCCACCCCGGACTTGCGCGTGAATGATTTCACTGTCTGAATTAGTCCGATCCTCAACCCCTCGTTGTGTGCTTTCGCGTATGGCACGTCTGTGCCGATTACGACCATATCTTGAGTTGCCTGTACAATGCGTACCGACCTCCTTAATCGCCCTGTGTTTGTCAGCACGGCACGCCCCTTACGATTATCCTTCCCCCAGCCTTCTTTGCGCTTCGCCCACGGCTCGAATGAATTCCCCAGGAAACCCTGCCGTTGGAAGTTGTCCAGGGTGAAGTTTACCACCTCATTGCCGAGTATCCTGGGCATGCGGCCCAAAACCGATTTAAAGCGTTTCTGAAGCGCTCGTATTTGATCTTCAGGATTCATAGCGATAGATTAAATAAGCCGTTCTGCGCTACGTAATACGTCAGCAGGTAAATCCTGGAAGTAAGGATGGTCCGGCGGAAATACCAGCCTGTTTTTGGCAAGGTTCGTTTGGAACATCGGCGGTATGTCCGCCGACGGGATTTTTGATTCCGGTGTTATCGATCCGGTTCGAAGCTGACGCACAGTGGAGCGGCAGCCGAAGTGATTGGTCGGGTAAAACCGATCCCAGAACGGGTGATCTACCGGCAGCGTTGTACCGTGCAGACTCCTGCATAGATCAGATGTCTGGCCGTCGATCACCGCATCAAAGCGAAGCAGGGGTAACGTCTCCTTGTCTCGCTCGATGTCAACCCATTTGCCGGCCATCTGGCTACCCGCCACAGCAAGCTCATATTCAGGTTTCAGGTAACGCTTAACCTGCCTATCGTTGATCTTGAGCGCCGCCTCTATGAACTGATCTTTAGTACGCAGTCGCCCATCCTCGCCAATCAGCGCCACCGTCAATTCCCGCAGTTGGTGGTAATTTTTCGCGCCACTGAAATGAAAGGTTTGTGTTCTCAAGGCCCTCAGCATATTACCATCCGGCGTGTCGTAGTCAATCTGTACGGCGTCCTTTCCGTACCCATCAATAACCCCGGCCCATAACTTGTCTGCAAACGCCTTGGTGACATCGATGTTTATGGTACTCTCCGGAAGTCCTTGGTCTAGCCACACCTGGTTAACCATATCGGCCACTGCCGCCGCCAACTCTTCGTCGGGATCACCTTCCAGGTCCGGCAGCGCCGGACGTCGACAACATGTTTCGTGATAGAATGTCTCTATCATACGGTGTAGATCATCCAGAGATAGGCCGGTAAGCCCCGCTAACTTTCGTTGGATCGTTAGGGGGCTGGGTCGAAAAAATCTGCGACAGCTGCTCGCAATGCAAGCCAGCGGCTACGGGATTTTAAGTTGCCTTTCAGTGCCGGTTTTTTCTTCGGCGGCGGCGTGTTTTCGGGATCATCTTCAGCGGGGTCTTCCTTCGCCGGTGGAATCAGCGCAGCAGCTTTTGCTTCCATTTTCGCCTTTAATTCGTCGTAATTGTCAGGCTTTGGAATACCGTATGTTTTGTACCAATAATCATCGGGGATCGGCACTTTCGTTGAAACTTCCCTGTCGATCTCAAGTCGCGCTTTAAGTTGCTCCAAGTCAATTTCTTTCTCGTACTCGAAACGGCCGCCTTCCACGGGCAGGCCATAACTTTTTAGGATGGCTATGAAATGTTTCTCGTTCAGCAGGTTCTTGACGAACTTCAGATCGCTCTTCGTGATCTCAAGCTGCTGCTTTCCGTGTTCTTTACTCTGCGCGTATCCGCTACTTTTACTGCTTCGCGTCGTCTCTGTGTTGCCGAGGACGACAATAGACATTTCCTCGTTCAAGATGCTGTGAAACTTCTCCTGCAGCTCGCCGTTGCCATTGCTTTGCTTGCCATCCTTCATTTCGAATTGGGCCTGCTTCGGAATCATCATCGCCAGACTGCTACCGCTTTCGTCGAGCACCTGGCGCAGCTCCATCTTGGTCTTGGTGTCATAAGCATCGTAATAGACTACACGCACGGGCTGCCCGAAGATCTCAATGTACTGTGCCCAATCGGCCATGTTTCCCCTTTTCCAGAGGGCATAGAAAGAACATTTGAGCAAACTACCGAGGTTCTTTTCATCCCCGATCACCCAGATGTTTGATACCGAATCGTACGATCTTCCCTCTTCTCCGTACTGTTCAAAGGCAATCATCTTTTTGTGTGGCTTGATGTGCTTACGCGGTATCTCCTTGAAAGCAATTTCGGCACCAGGTACAAATTCAATCCCCGATATTCCCCACATCACAGACTCCAATATCTTCTTTACAATGTCACGAAAAACCATGCTCTCAATAACATCGTCCATTTCTTCCACCCGATTGCCCGCAGCATCCTTGAAGAATAGGCTCTTATTGAGAACGGCGTCGATACGTTTGCCGATAATGCCCGTAAGATGGCCGTCCAACATAATGTCTTCGTACAGGTCATATAGCCGGACACGTTGCGGGTAATGTACACTCTCGGCAGCGACCAAGGCACTTTTAAAATCGCCGATATCCTTCCGGTTTCTGTCGGCGCTCATGATGCGTAACTCCTGAACGACGAGCTGTGTGGGTTGGGGCTCCTCGGTTTTTACCACCGTTTTATTTTCGAATTTCTTTGCCATTGTTAGAATTGTTGTCTCCGTTTTCTATTGCTACTCCATTGGATGGCCTGGTTCTCGTTACCGGGCGTGGCTGTATCATCAATTTTATAGGGCCATCCCTCCGGGTCAGCTTGCCCTTTCATGACCTTTTCCAAAAACTTAATTGCGTCAGTATAGATTGTTCTGAACAGCTCCAAGTTAACGTTGGGATTGGCCAGCTTGATGAGATGCCAGCATGCAATATCCTTTGTGATGTTCTTCAGGTGTTCGCTCGAAACCTCCGGTTCATTCGAGCTGTTCCCGAACAGTTTGACCAAATCGAAGCGACTTAAATAAGCCTTTACCTCTGCAATAGCAGCGTTTATACCCCGCGTTACAATGTCGTCGTCCATTCGCGTGATCGCGTCGGTTATCTCCGGATAGAGATGTGTCTTAAAGTCTTCTTTGTTTAAAAATGGCATGCTAAAATCGTTTTGAATTGGGCTTCCGTCTTATCATAGTAATACCGCCTGCCGCTTTCACATCTTCCTTGTTGTTGATTATGTGGTTAGCACCCTCGGCCGAATCCGGCCCGTCGTCATGTGCGCGACTCTTTGGCGCGAAGGCTTGAAACTGCTCAATCAAGGTTTTCATATGCGGGTTCTCTTTTTCGACTTCATTAAAGAAAAGAAGTCCGTTCCGGTCGAGGGGTTCAAGGTTGGATTCAATACGTGTGAACTTGTCGCCTTTGGCACGGTCGTCGAACGTAACAGGTATGATCTTGTCGTTGTGTTCTTTTGCAGCCAGCGCGAGCTGGCGAGCAATCTCCTCGTCGTTCGTATTCTTTTCAATGAAATAGTATACATCCGTTTGATTGCGTACATATTTATCTATCTCGTACAACCATTCAATCATGGCGGCCGTGGTCGTTTGCAAGCAAAATGCTTTCAGGATATGTCGCTCGCCATTGTGCGGTCCCATCAATGTCAGTGCCTTGTAATCGTTCTTTGAGGAAGACTTAAAAGATGGGTCTACATAGCATACCAGGAACGGATATTCTTTGATCGGCCGCAGCCGTTTGAAGGCAAGATTTTTGAATACGGTTCCCTCGACAATAGGATTATTGAAGTATTCCTTTTGTCCCGATGCGTAGCTGACATTTGACAGAACCCGATCAATGTTTGCTTCGGTGTTTTTATTGGCCCATGTGCTGACACCGTGCTTGTCTCGAATATTTACTATATCTGTAAAGTCAGCATACTTGCTGGCGCGCACAATGCAACAGTCGTTGGCAATAATGTTACCACAAAAAATAATGGTCATGGGGTTGGATATAGAGCGCGTACCCATTGCGGCGTCTTCAATCCATTTCCATTTCTTGGTTATGCTCTCCGGGTTTCGGCATTCTTCGTCGGTGTCTATGTCGTCGAAAAGAATAACGTCGGGTCTTGTTTCTTCCTTCCGTGTACCCCGTGGGCTTTGGCCGGCACCGAGGCCGCGGAATGACGCATTCGACCGGGTCGTGAATTCAGCGGCTTCCCACTTGCCCGGCTTTTCCTGTTTGCCATAATCGTTAATGATACGCTGGTTGAACTCAAGGTTTGCCTTGTACGGCATCAGCAAGCGTTCGGCATTGTCGCTGCTGTTGCTGATCATCAGCACATACCTCTTTCGCTTGGTGAGCACCATGTACAACACTTCCATCATAGTGCGCGTACTCTTAGCCAGTTCCCGGCTCCAGGCGCGTACCTCGTACCATTCCATGTTTTCCAACACCCGGCGCGTGGCTCGTTTGTGAAAGGGCGCAGGATCGGCGTAGGCGTACTTCGGAAAGTAATACGCGAACCATTTCTCTGGATCGGCCTCAAGCTGCTCGATACGTTTCCGTTGCTCGGCTGGTGTCTCGTTGGTGTCAACGGGTGTGCTGTTCAGGATATTGTCCTTGAACTCGTCCCAACCGATTAGATACTGTTTGTCGGATACTTTAACCACGGCTTAAAACGATTTTAAGCGCTCCTTAATGAAAGCAT